ATAGCTCACCGGAAGCCAGACTTACAATCGTATTTCCGCTGGTATCTACCACCGTAAAAGAGTTTGTTCCTGTGTTATTGAATAAGACAGTCTGCCCTGTCGATGCCAGATTGGCGGCGGGGAGAAATATATTGAAGCCACCAACCGTGCAGTTTACGTCGATGATGTTGGCAGCAATATCAACTGCCCCGTTGTTATCCAGTGGCCATGTCAGGACAACATCAACCGTATCAAGGTCAATGGAAAGATAGGATACTTGGCTGGGGTAGATGGTCGATCCACCAAAGACACTGGTAAAGCTCATAGTTATGCCCCATCTCGCGTTGTGCTGCGGTCAACAATTCTCTTGAGGTCTTCTTTATTGATGGCCTGTAAAGACGTGTCATAGAAATTTTGCCAAACCGGAATGCGTTCATCATTTTTCAAGAATGGCGTTGCCTCAAGCAATGAACCATACAGAATAAGCTGTGGGGCGTATTCCGTAAGCCAGTTTGTTTGTACAACGTCGCTAAGAAGGGCTGGAATTTCATAATAAAGAATCTCGGCTGGAGTGTCCTCGTTAGGTGTAGGACCAATTAGCCAGTTATTATAGTTGTAGTCAGCGTAAAATTTAGGTTGATCAGTCAGTGCCTCGTTGGGCCAGTAGCTTCTGATGTACTCATAGCTACGCGGGAACAAGAAAGTCCTGATTGCGTTCGTCGCGCCAGTTCCAAAGTTGATAGAGATAGTCCTTCTCCACCTATCCGGCTTTGGATAGACAGAAACACCAGCTTGAAAGTTTGTGGTAACGGCAACGATAAAGCCTTCAATTTTCAAATCTGCTGAAATGCGTCGTTCAGCAAGGGTGATTAACCGTGGAATCTGTTGGTAAACAATGGGATCGACAGCAGATGAAGCACCGCGTTCCAGATAGTTCTGGATGTCGGTCTGCAATTCACTGAAGGTCATCCCGGTCTGTGAAGTCATTTTATCCAACCATTTTTGCAGAGGTCTGAGCAACCTCTGCTACGCGACGGCCCCAACCTTTTCCAAATGTACTCCAAGTGGGCAACCCTTGCAAGAAAACCAATCTGGCATCGCAAATTTTAGCTGCCAGTTCACTGGAGTCCATCTTTGCTACCGCTGCAAGTGTAGCAGGTCCGATAGCCCCATCAGCGACCACATTACAAGCAGCTTGAAGAAACTTGGCGGCGCGAGAAGGACCAGAATTAATAGCAATGTCAAAAACAGCAAAATCCACCCCATGCGGGAGGTCGTCGCAGCGGCACTTGTCCCAGTACCGCGTTTTGTAGAGCGGGGCAACATCGGAGACTGTGAGGGCTTTAATGTCATCTTTGGTTACCTCATGGCCTACCCACTCTTCCCAAACTTTCTTGGTGCATCCAAGGTTGGTAGCGCCACCGGGGTCTTTGGGATGATCAACATAGCCGCCTTCATGCTTGAGAACATGAGCAAGACATTCTTCAAAGTTCTGTTTCATGAATTACTCCTTTGGCGTCGAGTTGTAGATCATCTGGTCTTTCTTCTGTGACCCAGAAGATGAGCCAAAGTAAAAAGCCATAACCCCTGTCCATCCTGCTGACAAAGTGCCAAGCAACATAAGAAGCACTTCCGACCCGTTAAGTGGCAATCCGACAGCTAAGACATACGCAATGATACCAAAATACCCTAGCGTTACGCTTATTGCCAATGCCCGTGGAATCCAGTCTTTGACTTCCTTCTGCATATCTCTTGCTGACTTACGGTCGTCTACCGCAAGAGCCTCAAGATCAATATCAAGGCTTTTCATCTGGACACGAAAATCTGCGTCAATCTTTTTGACCGTTGCAAGTTGCTCAGGAGATGCAGAACGTAGAGCCGTTTGCAGATCGTCCTCGGAGCCATCCTCGTTGCCCAGCAACGCCTGAGACAACGCCTTTGTTGCCATACCAGCCAAAGGGCCGCCAAGGGCTGTAGCAATGCTTGGTGCAACCGAGCCAAGCAAAGGCCCAAATGTTTTAAGCAGGTCCATCATCTTTTCCTCCGGTTGATTTTGATCCCAACATAATGCCCGACAGAGTACCTGTCAGGAACGTCGCAATTGGAGCAATTAACTTGAAAAATTCCTGATCGTTTGGAGCTTGCCCGTCAATCGGCTGAACTACAAATATCAAGCTATATAGCACTGCAAAGACGGTTCCAGTCAGCGTCAGGCACAAGCTGATGCCAATGATGAACTGCAAGAGGGCGTGGAGTTCATCTTCTTTGATTCTCATCGTGCTACGGCTCCGCAAGGGTTCTGCTTGAGTGTGTCTGCGGAACAAGTCCCAGATGCGGTGCAGATGGGCGGGTTGCATTCAGCGGCATCCCAATTTTTAGGGTCTTGGCATGGATAACGGTAACGATCCTCGCATCCCGCCAGAACTAAAACTGCAATTGCCATCAGGTACTTCATTTGTGCGCCGTGAAGTAAACAAAGAGTGCAAGGCCAAGAGCCATAACAATGACGCCCAAGAACATCCAAGCTCCCAATATCAGTTCAGCTTGGCGTTCCTCGGCTTCCTTCTGCGCAATAGCGGCCTGACGCACGGCCTCTTTACGCATTTCCGTCACTTCCTTCTGAATTGCAATCCACGCTTGTTGACCGTATGCTCCTACAAACAGGTTTTTGGTGTCAAGTTGAAGCTGCTGAGCCTTAGCTCTCAAAGCGTATAGTTTAATTGCTTCAGCCTCGTATTCAGCTTGGCTCTGGAATAGTTTCTTTTTCCTGTTACCAGAGGTCAATTGCGTTATCTGCGCAATCCTTGCAAACAGACTTCCCACGCGCTCCACCACGTCGATGGCCTCATGGCCAGCGTCGGTCGCTGACTTAATCCCATTATAGAGAGCCGTTGCGCCTGCCAGCAGCGTAAAGGGGTCCATTTACTTGTCCGCTTTGTTTTCAAGCCGCTCAAATATTTGGCGGCAAATGTCTTTCAACTCTTTGACGCCTTCTTGAAACTCATCTTTGCGGATATAATGTGACGGTAGCGCGACCTCAATAATGTGAAGGTCTTTCCGTAAATCTTTTACCGCACCCCAAAGCTCACGGGCTAACCATCCCATCCCTGCAAGGATGATAGCACCGCCAAGATTAATTAGGGTCTGCGTGTCCATTACGCCCATGTTCCTACGTTGACGTTAGCCCCAGATGCACCGATTGGGTAGATCAAGAAGTAGCTATTTGCCATAGTGCTGTACGCACCGCCGGGAGCGGCAGAGAGCGTGTACTGAGGTGTAAATGTACCGCCGCTATTGATACTGACAATACCTTTAATGCTTATAAAAGCTGTAACCGCCGCAGTAGCGTTTGCGCCAGTTACTACAAGATTTGCAGCAGAAGCAGAAGCTACCTGTGAAGTTCCTGCGTTGGCTCTTGTTGGAAGAACAGTAGACCCATCAAAAGAAAGACCCCCCCACAATACGCTGTTAAGTGTTGCAGACCCGCCATATCCAATACCAAGGGTATGAGATGTAGTGCCTGCTGTTTTGTTAAAGTAATACATGGCTTCAAAAGCATATATCGTTGAAGTGGACAACGTGACGCTAACACCAAACACGCTTTGCACTGTCGCGACGTTTGCACCCGCAAGGCTAGACTCTAACCGATAGAATTGAGCGCCGGGAATGATACCGCGCTGTGTGCCTTGCGGGGTTCCATAAAATACCTTGCCATCATATTCTATTGCACCAGCAATAGCGGTTGTCAGATTTGTTCCTGACGCAAAATCCAACGGAGCAACTGTTGTTGTTCCTGCCATCAAATTAAGTGTTGACGCTAAAGAACCTGTAAGGGTCGTCGTGCCAGCAACAGAAAAATTTTGACCAACCGCAACGCCACCACTTGTGTTTAATACCATATTAACAGTGGCAGAGTTTGGCTCTTGGATGTTGGTAGCTTTTACGGTACTCATGGTGTCACCTCAATGACTTCTTCAATAATTACTGGTTCTGTAAATTCTTTAGTAACAGGGTCATACATCCAACCAATCCCCGGACATGGATCATAGTTTGTTATGTCAACAGCAAAAGTTCCATCAGGGGGTAACCATGCACCGCCAACAACCGCTACATTTACAACGATGTTATACTCAGCATCAATAATTGCGACTTGATACGTTTCCATGTTTTGCCTCACCCAATCACGCCATCAAA